CCGTAACGGCCATGATTGCCGGCAACGCCCTTGAGCAAGCGTCAATGACCGAGGCACCCCATTGCAACCATGCGCCGGTCGACTCGTTAGTCATTCGGGCGATACTGTGCAGCATCCCTGCCATCGACGACAAGCCTTGCCTTACGGGCGCGATGCCGTCGCCGACATCCTTTGCAAGCGACGAGGCTAATCCTTTCACCCTCTCCGACACCTCCTTGGGGATTATGTCGGTAGGCTTTAATTTTTTAAAGTTTTTTGTCAGGTCGATTTTGTCGGGCAAAATGTCGCCGCTCTTGAGCGCGGATGCGTTTGGAAATTTCAGCTCCACCTCGACGCGATGACGGTAGCCTTCAAGGCCGTCGAGCCATGACTTGATTTCGGCAAGCTGGCCTACAACCGTGCGATAGGACTGAGGGTCAATGGATGCGTCAATCTTTACCAGCTTGTCCTCAAGCTCGCGCTGCAAGGCCTTGTAATAACCCTCAGTGCCGCTCCTATAGGCAGTCTTGTCGCTTTGCCCGGCACTGCCTGTCGACGATGCAAGGCCGTATTGCTTGCCGAGGCTCGCATGTCGAGCCTCCATTGCCTTGAGTAGCTGAGCCTCCTTTTGCGCAGATTCGGCATTTACGCCGGCAAGCTCTGCAACCTTGGCCTTTTGCTTGTCAATTGCCTCTCCGAGATTTTTGTAGCTCATTGTCTGCCAATTGACAGATTCGGCGACTTTTAGCCCGGTGTTAGCGGCATCTTCGTTGGCATCGGCAAGCTCCTGTGTCGCGTCAGCCTGAGCATCGATGGCCGCAGCGGCCTCCTTTGCGTCGTCGGCGCCGTTGATTCCGAAAAAGTTTTTAATCCACTCCCACGCCTTACGTATAACCTCGCTTGCACGCTCAAAAGCCTTGACCAAAAAGTCCCACACAACCGCCGCAAGCTGCTTGATTACAGCCCAAACCTTGTCGCAAATATCCCTAAACTCCTCACAATTGTTATACGCCGCAATAACAATTGCCACAAGCGCGGCAATGGCCATCACCACTATGCCGACAGGATTAAGGCTCATTATTACGTTAAGAGCTGCCTGTGCTACCGACCAGGCTTTTGTAGCCGCAGACACGACATGCTGTGCAGCGGCAGCGGCATGACTCGCGAGCTCCAACGACTTAATGCCGGTTACGAGCTTGCTGGCAATCATCGACATTTGGCTCATGCTCATGACGGCGGTGCCTATGTTGGCACCCACCTCCAGCCACGGCGCGGCAAACGACACGGCAGAGGCCACCCAATCGCCCATCGATGCCATCTTGTTTTTAATGAGCGTCATTGACGCATCGACGGTTGACGACATTTGGCTGTATGCCTCGTCGATGGTGCCGGCACTCTCCTCCATCGCGGCAATGTTGTCGGCAAATATATCCTTTTGCTCGCCGGTGAGCGAGCCTATAAGACGCAACGCCTCGGCACTGCCGAAGAGCTGGCCGTATATGGTCTCGGCCAACTGCCCGGAACTTGCCGCATAAGCTTGCACGGACGCATCCAACTCGACCAAAAAGTTTTGAAATCCGCCACAAGCCTTGACGCTTGCGGCATCAAACCTTATACCCATGGCATCGGCAGCAGCCGTTGCCTCCGAGGTAGGCTTTATAAGTGAGTTGAGCACGGCAGCCAACTGCGTGCTGACCTCTGCGGTATTACCGGTTACACCGGTATTCGTCGCAAATACAGCCATCAGCTCGTTCATTTGCACGCCTAATTGCGACGCCGAGCCGCTGACACGTGGCAACGCCTGGGCGAGCTGCTCAAAAGACGTTACGCCGTTTTTGGCGGTCATCTGTATTTTGTCCTGTATTGCACCGGCAGCATCCCATGACATGCCGTAATTTTTAATGAGAGTGGCGGTCACCGTGACCGTTTGGCCGAGGTCGGCAACGCCACCGACAGCTGCCTTGGTCGACTTTTTAAGGTAATCAATCCAATTGCCCTCGGGCACGCCGTTAGAGATTACCTGATAAAGGCCTCCGGCAATCTCATCGCGCAGGATGGGGATTTCGTTGCCGAGACTCTTAATTTGTCCCTCAAGGGCCTTAAAGTCAGCGCCCGACTTGTTTGCCATGGTGTTAGCCTTGGCCATCGCCTGTTCAAAGCCGGCAAAGGGGGCGACAAGCCCCGACACCATGCCTTTGAGGTTTTCAATTGCACGTGTGGAGGTATCGATTAACACAGATGTAGCGGCCATCTTGCGCAGTCCTGCGCCGGCCTCCTCGGAGCGGCGGGTGACCCCTTGCAAGAGACTGCCGAGGCCGTCAACCTCCATGCGGAGATTGCGCAGTACGCTGCCGTCGGGTGTCTTTAGCCGAATCTCAAAGTCTACACTCTGTGCCATCGTTGTTGATTATTTAAGTCCTGCCGCAAGCTTCGCCTCTTCAAACTTGGCCAAGATTTCGGCGCGGGTTAAATTGTTGTCGTTGTTGATGTTGGTTGTTGTTTTGTCGCCGTCGCGCTCGATTTCCCACGGAAATACCATGACATCCCTGGGCGACAGCGTGTTTTTTGCGTAAGGTTGCAGCATGCACATGCACATCATGCGTGCGCGCTCCCACTGTGCGTGCTCACGGGCGATGCCGTCGTTGAGCCATTGCTCGTGTATGGCGGCTATCTCCGTTGGGGTGCACGACATAAAGTCATCGAGGCTCATGCCCATGCACCCCACGGCGATGCCAAGCAGCCGCTCTATCGGGGGTTGCTCGTTTTTTTTTCGGCATCGGCCGATTCCGCGCCACCCATGCCGCCGTAGAACTCATTGAGCGCATCCGGCTCAAGGTTGTCGGCGAACTCCTCGACCGTCATGTCAAAGTCAACCTTTTCGGCGACACATGCCGACGCGACGCAACAGTGTACAAATGTCACCATCTCCTCTATGTCGGCAGTGTCGAGGTTGGAGGCCTCGTGCCCCGTGGCACGCTTAAAGCGTACCATCGCGCCCATCGTGACGCGGCACGGCAACTTGCGGCCACCCACATTGAGCGTCGTTACAGGCTTTTTATCCGGTTGTCTTTTAGCCATGGCGATTAATCTTGTTGGTTAATGTTTGCAGGCGCTGCGCTCTCCGTTAAGCCGGTGCCCACCTTTGAGATTTTGCCGTGGTTGCTCAACTCGACAGTGTACTTTGCGTCATCCCCGGCGGTGCCCTCAAGCGACAGGCTTGTAATCACATACTTGCCCTTGTAGCCTCCGGCAGTCTTGCCCGTGCGCTCGTCTCCGTCGCGCAAGCTGTACTGCCCGTCGATGGGCGTACCGGCAAGCTGCATCTCCTTAAGTTGGTCATACGTAGGCACATTGATGTCACCGTTGGTGAGCACACATCCGGATGCCGAGATTTTTTCGCTCAGCTTTTTAAGGTACTGCTCCTCCCATTTGCCAGAGGCGGCTTCCTTGGTTACGCGAGTGCCAAATTCTGCGGTCGTGTCGATTTTGCAGGTTGTCGAAAACCCGAGGGCGGCACCGCCCAGAGAGAGTATAAGATTTATACCCTCAAGCACTTTGCGTTCAATTACCTCACTCATTTTTATTGCGTTTAAACGGTTTTAAAACGATGATTAAAAGACACACACAGAGGATTGCAAGAGAGCCAAGCATCCAGCCTAAAGCGTGATTGGGAGGTGTCTTTTTTTGCTCCTTAAGGGCCTCCTGTAACTGCTGTTGTTTGGAGGTGATTTTTGTAATCTCCTTGCGTAAGCTGTCATTGGTCGCCATGTAATCGAGGGCAATGCAGCGGTATATCTCGCACAACCTTGCTACAGAGTCACACCGGGCCTCGACCTTTATATTGTCACCTACGCGCGTCAACTGTGCCGTCGCTCGCCCCTCGGATGCCGTGTAACTTGCTCCGTCGGATAGCTCCGCGACCGCCTCCACCGGGATGTCGACAACGGCAACATCCTCGGCGATGGGCTGCGCCGTGATGGCGTAGTAAGACACGCCGCTAAGCTGCTCGACGGTGCCGCGTGCGGCGGTGTCGACGGTATACACCTCGGTGGTGTCATCTCGCTCGTAATGCGTTGATTCGGTCGTGTTTTTTGACGCCCCGCAACCGACGAGGGCGACGGCTGCCATCGCTGACAGCGCCATTAGAATGAGTTTTGCAAATGCTTTCATTTTTGGTTGGTTGATGTTAATTTTATGATTTCTGCGCGGAGGCGCTTGATTTCCTCTTCGAGCAATTTTTGATTCTGCTTAATCGCCTCCTGATTGGCTATTAGGTTGGCATTCTCCTTGCGCAACTTGATGTTCTCGTCGAGGATTTTTCGATTTTCCTCTGAAAGCATGTTGATTGACTTTTGCAGCTGCACAAGCATGTCGTTGTCCTGTCTGCGGCGGCCTACGAGCCACGCAAACACACTACCCAAAAAGCCACCGGGGAGGCTGTATGTCAGGAGGTTCAAAAGGATTTCCATTGCTTTTTGTCATTGATATATGCCTATTTGTCTAAGCCATTTTTGCACATTAAAGCTCGGACACTCCTTGGCCGCCAACTCATTGTGGCCGACAATTCTGACGCCCGGAAAGCGGCGGTGGAAGTCAATCACATAGTCACGCATCGCATCGCGCTGCGCCTGTGTGCGCGTGTCCTTTGCCTTGGTCATGTCGCGAGTCATGCCGCCGGAGTAGACGATGTGACGGCTTACGGAGTTGTAGCCCTTGGCACCGTTGGTCACCTCCCAAGTGTCGACATTGGCATCCTCGTTGTTGTCGACAAGTCGCTCTACCTTGCCATCCAAGTGGATGATGTCGGTGTAGCCCACCTGTCGCCATCCGCGACCGCCCTGTGACAAGGGGGAGGTGTGCCACCGGCGTATGTCGGCGGCAGTGACCTCTCGCCCCTCAGGTGTAGCGGTACAGTGTATTACAAGATACTTGAGCTCGGCCATGGCGGTTACTATCCAGCCTTTGTTGCAGGAGTGCCCTGCACGATTGCAGCAACGCCCTTGTTGTCGCTGCGCAGGATGCGGCCACCTGCGCGGACCAGAAACGAGTAGATGTCGCCGTAAAATGTCGGGTCGCCCTCATTTTCAAACGCCTTGACCTCTCCGAGTGCGCGGCACACGCTCTGCTCATGCCATGCGAGAGCGGCGGCGAGGTCGGTTGCGGCGCCCTCGGCGCTCCATGCCTTTTTGGCCTTGGTCGCGTCATACAGGGCAACCGTCGAGCGAGTCATGACATTAAAGCCAAAAAGCTTGCCGACAATGCCGTTGGCCGCGTCGGCGCATGCCAAAAATGCCATGTTTTCGGACTGCGTGAGGTCGGCCAGAAGCTGCGAATACATGTAGGCGTCGAGCAATAGGTAGCGACCCTCCTGCGGGATGTCCTCGGCATTGAACTTGGTCATAAGGGTGAGCACATCGGCCTTGCAAAGCCCCTTGCGCTTGCCCGTAGCCGAGGGTGTGTAAGCGTCGACCTCGGCACCGGTTGTCTCTACGCAGCGTGCGGCGGCGGGCGACCACGCATCGATAAACGACAGCGCCACCTCGTCGGCGAGCCTAAGCTTGTCGTTGCGCAGCACGCTCTCGCGCTTGTCGTAGCTCAGTTCCACGGTGTCGGCGTGGGGGATGAGTATCGGATCGGTTGTGTACTCATCAAGCACAAAGGTCACATCCGTGTCGGTGCGCTTTGACACGGTCGCCGGCAACGAGGTGCGATTCTTTGCAACCCCCGACGGCGCACCCGCCTGTGGTATATGCACCGTTTTGCCTTGGTTAACGTACTCATCGGCGTTAAATGCCTTGGACAAAAAGCTGTTAGATGCAAACAGATTCTCGACAATGGCCGCCGTCCAAATTTCCTTTTGTATAGCCATGATTAAATGTTTTATAGATTGTTAGCTTAAATTTTGGGGTCTACGCCGAAGCGCTCCTTGAACTTTTCGGCATAGATTTCGGGGGCCTTGTCCTTAAGCTCGGTGAGCTTGTTTGCCTTGTCGAGCTCGTCCCAACTCTTGCCTTTGAGGTCGGCGAGGTTGGCTGTGCCAGTGCCGGTGCTGTTGATTTGGCGCGCAATGCTCTGCCTTTCGGGAATAGCATCAAGCATGGCCTTGGTGCTCTCAAAATCCTTGTCAAACATGGCAAGGGTCGCCTCCTTGGCCTTGGCATCGAGCCTGCCGGTGAGAATGGCAGCGTCGACGAGTCGCACAGCCTCGGCCTTATTGGCCGCGTCGCGATCGGCGTTGGCCTTGTCGATTGCGTCGGTTAGGGTCTTGTTTTCAGACTTCAGTCGCGCGTTATCATCCATGAGGTTTTGCACCGCGCTCACGATTTCGGCCTCATTGGCCGTGTCGTGCAGGTTAAGTTTTTGTGTTAAAAGACTCATATTTAAAGTTTTTGGTGAGTTGTCCATTAGTCTTACGATTGCGCCGGCAACGGTGAGGTCGATTACCTCCTGCGTATTTTTGTCATAAAATGCAAGTGCGTTGTGATTGGCTCCTATGGTTACGATTGATGCCTCCCTGACCGTCCACTTTGTGACGGTGGGGTACCTTTGTCCGGGTAGCATCAATGAGTAGGCGTCGCTCTTCTCCTCGGGCGGCCATGCGCCGATGGATGCCATGCGTATAAAGTCGTTGTCGACCTTGCGCATCACCTCCGCAGCGCGCTCGTCCTTTTCGTCAAATACAGCGTCTGCGAGAATTTTGCCGCCGTCGATGCGTATGTTTTCCCACCGCCCAATAGGAAGTGAATAGTCATTATGATTGAGCAACATAACCGGATTTTTGCGAAACTCATCGAGATTAACCCCGGATGTGAGCATCCTGAAACCGTATGTGTTGACCGATTCGTCGTGTAGTACAAATGTCTTTGATTTTGCCATCGCAAGTTGATTTTAGCGCAAAATTGGGTCCTAAAAACAGCTTACGCAAATAAGCTTTTAATGATGTTTATTTGATTGCAGATGCCATTCAATCCAATGGACGGCATTGCATTAAGATTGTTTTAAGCACGTTATAATGACTACCTTTGAGCGCAACTTAAAAGCAATATAAATGACGACAAACGACCAGTTAAACATCACACAGCGCAAGGAGTGGGCGAAGCTTATTTATCTCAAGGAAAATGTGACACAGCAGGAGCTCGCCGAGCGCGTGGGCGTGTCGCGTAACACCGTCAACAAGTGGTGCCGCGAGTGGGAGGGATTGAAATTAAATCTCTTGCAGACACGCGAGGAGCGTATAGCGTCGACATTGTCGCAGCTCAATGAGCTCGACCAATCCATCGCAGCCAAGGAAGAGGGTAAGAGATTCCCAACAACCTCAGAGGCCGACATTAGGCGCAAGCTTACGGCCGACCTTGAGGCGCTTGAGCAGGACGCGTCGGTGCGCGACATATACAATGTGTCGCGAGGTTTGCTTGATTGGCTAAAGGCCCGCGACCTCGACAAGGCAAAGGAGTTGAGCAATTATTTTAACGAGTACATAAAGGAGCGCATACAGTGGGCAAAATAGATGACTTAAAGGCGTATAAGGAGTGGGAAGAGTACTACAAGTCACTCCAAAAAGACAAGGCGGTCGACGACCTCACGCCGGCGCAGCGCCGTGCCGTGCTCGACAAGTTGGAGCGCAACCCGGTTGATTGGATTAGCTTTTTCTTTGTCGAGTTTTGCAAGTACCCGTTTACAGCTTTTCACAGGCGCGCGATTCGGCGCATCTGTGGTAATCCTGAGTGGTACGAGGTGCTGTCGTGGTCGCGTGAGTTGGCAAAATCAACCATCGTGTTTATGTGTGTCATGTACCTCGTATGTACGGGCAAAAAGCGCAATGTGCTGCTCACATCCAACAGCCATGACAATGCAGAGCGACTGCTAAAGCCTTATCGCAAGGCATTTGAGAGCAACTCGTTGCTCAAGGCTTATTACGGCGACTTGCGGCCATACGGCCAATGGACATCCGGAGAGTTTTGCCTTACAAACGGCGCATCGTTTAGGGCGCTCGGCGCCCTTGAGTCGCCACGTGGTACCCGTAATGATGCCGTGCGCCCGGATGTGGTCCTGGTCGACGACTACGACACCGATGCCGAGTGCCGCAATCCCGACATTGTCAAAAAAAAGTGGGAGTGGTTTGAGAGTGCGTTATTGCCGACACGCTCCGTGTCGGAACCCTTTTTGGTTGTGTGGTGCGGTAACATCATAGCGCTTAACTGTTGTACGCGGTTGGCCGGGGAGCGTGCGGACAATTGGGATGTAATAAACATCCGCGACAAGCACGGGCGGTCCACGTGGCCGGAGAAAAACAGCGAGGCGCACATCGACCGAATCATCAAAACGATGTCAACAAGGGCTTTTCAACAGGAGTATTGTAACAATCCACTTGCGGAGGGCGAA